GTCTAGCAGCGCTTCATCTGCATCGGCCTCCGCGTCAGCAGCTGCCGCGTCTTATGACTCGTTCGATGACCGCTACCTGGGCGCGAAAGCCTCAGACCCAACGTTGGACAACGACGGCGGCCCTCTGCTGACTGGCGCCCTGTACTGGAACACCACCAGCAACGTGATGAAGGTCTACGACGGTGCAGCCTGGATCACGGCTTACTTGCCAGCGTCAGGCTACGCACAGCTGGCTGCAACTAACACATTCACAGCCAACCAGATCATCAGCGCCAACACCTCGAGCGCAGCTCTGAGCATCACTCAGGCCGGCAGCGGCAACGCTTTGTACATCGAGGACGTGGCTGCTGATGCAACGCCGTTTGTTGTGTCGTCTACTGGTGCGGTGGGTATCGGAACGACTACGCCTGACAACGTGACGTCTGCCGGTATCGCCCTGGTCTCCAACGACGGTTACTACCCACAGGTCGTCAACCGCAACAAGACGAACGACCCAAATGCCTCTTACCAGGTGTTCGACAAGGATCGCGCTGGTGCGGTTGTCCAAAGCGGTGACGACTTAGGCAACATCATCTGGCGCGGCTTTGACGGTACGAGCTACCTCCAAGCTGCGGCGATCATCGGCTACTCAGACGGCACGCCTGGCACGAATGACATGCCTGGCGCTCTGTCGTTCTTGACCACAGCTGATGGCGCGTCTGCACCGACTGAGCGCATGCGTATCAGCTCGACGGGCAAGATTACAGATCAGTACGGCAACATCCGTGCGATCCCGCCAGTAGGCACAAAGACGAGCTCTTACACGCTGACGACCGCTGACGTTGGTCGCTATGTGCAGGTCGGTTCAGGTGGCTCGATCACGATTCCCAACTCGGTGTTTGCTGAGGGTGATGTTGTTTCGATCTTTAACAACACCACCGGCAGCGTCACGATCACTTGCACGATCGCCACCGCCTACAAGGCTGGCACCGATGCTGATCAGGCGACTGTGACTCTACAAACGCGAGGCGTGGCCACGGTCTTGTTTATCAGCGGCACTGTCTGCGTTATCTCGGGGAACTTAGCATGAGCGGGATCATGATGATGCTGCTGGCGGCTGGTGGTGGGCCTCCAACTGGTCAACAAGCCTATACAACGCCGGGCACTTATTCATGGGTTGCGCCTGCTGGAGTAACTTCAGTTTCTGTTGTTGCGGTGGGTTCCGGTGGCGCTATGGGGGGGTCCTCAGGATCAGCCGGTGGCGGAGGTTTGGGTTGGAGAAATAACATTTCGGTTACCCCCGGTAACAGCTATACCGTTACGGTTGGCGATACTACAGACAGTTTTTTTATTAATACGTCCACTGTTAAAGGTGGTGTTGGTGGTTCGCAAGCAAGTGGTGGCGCGGGTGGAACTTACACCGGGGATGGAGGCGGTAATGGGGGCGCTGGTCGTTCTACTGGATACCCGGGCGGCGGTGGCGCTGGTGGGTATACGGGTAACGGGGGCCAAGGCGGTGCGCAAGGTAGTGCGGGCGCTAGTGGGGCCGGCGGCGGCGGTGGCGGCGGCGGCGGTCAAGGAGCTATCGGTGGTGTTACCAAAGGCGGCGCTGGTGGCGGCGGGGTCGGCCTTTTTGGCACAGGCTCTAACGGCGCAGGTGGTGGCGTTGCGCTTGGGGGCGGAGGCGGGTCTTCCGGCACAAACGGCGGCGACGGGTATGGAGACGGAACATATGTTTTTGGCCGACGTGGTGGCGATTATGGTGGCGCTTCTGGGCAAGGCCGTGACGGAACCGGAAGGGTCTCAAATGGCGCTGTACGCATAATTTGGCCAGGCACAACGCGTTCATTCCCGTCAACAAACACAGGTGACTTGTAATGGAACTATTTATTCGTATTGTTGACGGTCAGCCGTTTGAACACCCAATCTTTGGCGACAACTTTCGTCAGGCATTTCCTGATGTCGATACAAACAACCTGCCGCCCGAGTTTGCTCATTTTGAACGGCTTGAGGCGCCTGTTGTTGGTGTGTATGAGATTTACGAGGGCGCAACCTACGAACGCGACGGCGAAATCTTCAAAGATGTGCATCACGTCCGTGCCATGACAGACGTTGAAAAACTGGAAAAGCAAGACGCGGTTAAAGCAATGTGGTCCGAACAAGGTTATTCGTCCTGGATCTTCGATGAGGCCACTTGTTCATTCATACCGCCAGTCTCTCTACCAGCAGACGGGAAACCCTATCGCTGGGATGAGACAACAACCTCATGGATCGAATTTGCAGCCACCTGATGAGATAATCACTCCGCGATAAAAAAGAAACAACCCACGACAACCTCCGAAAGAATCAAATGGAAATCACTCTCAAACTTGAGCTGAACGAAGTCAACGCGGTACTGGACGCGATCGGTCAATTGCCGACAAGCACCAACTCATGGCCCATCGCGGCCAAGATCCGCGCACAGGCAGAAGTGCAGCTCCCGAAGCACGATGAAGGGGCTGGCGATGAAGGAAGTACCACTGACTGACGATCAGATCGAGGCGATCGCGGAACGCGCAGCCGAGGTCGCCTTAAACAAGGTCTACACAGAGGTCGGAAAGTCTGTTTTAAAGAAGCTCGCCTGGCTCACAGGCGCAGCAGTGATCGGCCTGGCCATGTGGCTCGCTGGGCATAACTCACTCCCTAAGTGATCGCCATGAAAGACTGGCTGATCGCTTTTGCGCAAGCAGCCGGCCTCTTTGCACTGGTGCTCGTCATTGTGGCCGCGATGGTGCACCTGGCGCACGGCCAGCAGCGCAAGTGCGAGATCAGCGAGTTCCATGCGATCGCGTACACGTCTCACAACCCCACTGAGCGCCACCAGCAAATGATGGATTGGCTCGGCAGCAGAGGCACTAGCTGCAGGTTTGAGGAGCTGCTCAACATCTGGAACAACCTTGGCGAATGGGCCGGTGCAGCCGACAGCGCACCGCTGCGAGCAAAGGTGATCGAGCTGTACGAGAGGCTGCCAAAGAAATGAGAGTCAGCTTTGACAAGTGGTATCCGATCGTGCAGCCAATGTCTTCGACCCAACAAGACGCGTTCAACGCACGCGTCGAAAGATTAAACGCAGAGCGAGCGCTAAATGTGCAGCTCGAGAACCAGGTAAAGAAGTTCCACCAATACGAGTGGGAGATTTACGAAATGCGGATGCGGCAGATCACGCTGAACATCGAGATCGCCAACAACAGCCGCAAGAGGATCGACATCGAAGCATAGGAAGCACCAGCATGGCAACAACAAAGAAACCACCCGCAAAGGTGGCCCCAGTCAAACGTCGCACGTCAAAACCCAAGGTTGAAGTCGTGCAAGAACCGGCGCCAGTGGCTCCCAAACCAGCGGAGGCTGCCAAGCCACCGACTGACGCGATCGGGCGCATCACTGACCTGATCAAGTGGGTGGACAGCCCCTTCAAGCTGCTCACGGTGATCCTGCTGTCGTTCCTGGCATTCGCCGGCTACTTCGCATGGGACTCGCGCCAGGTCATCCTGCACGCGATCCAGAACCAGGATCACATGCCGCAGCTGGTCAAGCAGGACGAGCTCATCGAGCCGGCCAGCAGCCTGATGAAGGACGTCGATGGCCTGGTCATCCTGGTGCACAAAGCCAACCTCTCGACCAACTCTCGCACGACTGTCTTGGCGCTCAACGCTGACGGCAGCCGCGAGAAAAAGATCGAGGGCACTGTCACCAGCCTGTTCAACGCCAGCCCAGATCGCAACGCCGCGATGGTGGCCATGCTCAACAACGAGGTGCTCTGCGAGGACTTCAACCCGTCCTCAAAGGTGGGCGAGTGGGGCGCGAAGCAGGGCGTGAAGTTCATGTGCCGCGGCTCGATCCCACCAGATCCAGGCAAGTTCGCCGGCTACGTCAGCATCGGATTCGCCAACAAGCCGGAAGACATCAGCGCCTTGAAGACACGCATCAACTTGGCTGCCAACGACATGGGGGACGAATAGATGGCTGACTTCGTACCGGCCTTTGAGGCCATGATCAAGAACGAGGGCGGCTACGTCCTCCATAACGTCGAGGGCGACCGCGGGGGCATGACCTACGCAGGCGTCGCCCGCAACATGCACCCAGGCTGGCCAGGATGGGGCCACATCGATCGCCAGGAGCCTGTGCCGGCCCAGCTGGTGCGCGACTTCTACCGGCAGCAGTTCTGGGCGCCTATCAAGGGCGACGAAATCAGCAGCCAGGTGATCGCCCAGACCATCTTCGACTTCCACGTCAACGCGGGCGCGGTGGCCATCAAGCTGGCCCAGCTGGTGGTTGGCTCGACCCCTGACGGGGCGATGGGCAACAAAACGGTGGCGTCATTGAACGCGACCGATCCAGGCAAGTTCGTGATGGCCTACGCGCTGGCAAAGATCGCCAGGTATCGGGACATCGTGAGGAAAGACAAGACCCAGATCAAGTTCCTGCTTGGCTGGATCAACAGGACGTTGGAGGGCGTTATATGAGCCTGTTAGGTATTGGAAGCATCATCGAGTCGGTGGGCAAGGTCGCAGGCGACCTGATCACCACTGACAAGGAGAAGATGCAGCTGGAGCTTGAGAATCGCAAACTTGACCAGGCGATCGACCTGGCCCAGATCGAGGTCAATAAGATCGAGGCTGCCAGCTCGAGCCTGTTTACGTCAGGATGGCGCCCCTACATTGGCTGGGGCTGCGGTACTGCGTTCCTCTACTCGGCCATGTTTGAGCCGATCATGCGGTTTGTGGCCCAGGTGGTCTTTGACTACAAGGGGCCATTCCCACAGCTGGACACCAATTTGACCATGCAGGTGCTGCTTGGAATGCTTGGCCTGGCCGGAATGCGTTCCTACGAGAAATCGAAGGGCGTGGCCACTAAGTGACTGTGCCAAAATTGTGCCGTGGACTTGTGCCACAGTTGCCATTGGTTAGTCCTTGAGCCCTGATTTTCAGGGCTCTTTTTTGTCTGATCAGCCTGCAAATCCGTGAACGCCGGTTCGATTCCGACCCCCGCCTCCAAAAAAATCAAAGAGTTACGCAAGTCTGCCTCCTCCCCCAGATCTGTTTTGTGCCAAAAACGTGACAAATTAGAACGTCACTTTCTCGGCAGCCGCGGCTAGGTGCTCGGGCGACAGGTGGGCGTACTTCCTAACCATCTCGGCTGAGTGCCAGCCCCCCAGCTCTTGCAGCACCGACATCGGAGTGCCGGCCATGGCATGCCAGCTGGCCCAGGTGTGGCGCAGGTCATGGAAGCGGCACCATGGCACGCCAGCGCGTTTGGTGGCGTTCGCCCAGGTGGTGGGGGAGATCCGCACAGGGCATTGAAATACAAGCCCTTCTCGCGGCTCTGGATAGCTCGCCAAAAGATCCCGCGCCTGCTTGTTCAGCGGGACCAGGATGCGCTCGCCGGCCTTCGCTTCGTCGGCGTGCACGATCACCATGCCAGTCTCCAGGTTCACGTTCTCCCAGCGCAGGCCAAAGACATTGGCTTTTCTCAACCCGGTGAGCAAAGCGAAACGGACTGGGCACCGGTACTTTACCGGGAGGTTTGCGATCACGGCCTCGGCCTGTTCGCGTGTCAAATATGCGACGCGGCGCGTGGGTTCTTCCTCTTTGCGGAAGCCTGGGATGGCGTCGATCCACTGCCAGTCGATCTGGGCAGCGCGGAAGATGGCGCGGATCAGGGCGCGGTAGCGGTTCCTGGTGGCCGGCTTGACGCCCTCGGGGAGAGCCTCCTCGATCGTGTCGCGGTCGATGTCGGTCAGCAGCAGGGCGCCCAGCTTTGGCTTGAGGAAGGTGATCTTGTCCTCGTCGTCAGAGATGGAGCGCTTGCCGGCCTTCTCGATCTTCCACTTGTCGGTGGCGTCGTTCCAAGTCTTCTTGGGCTTCTCCTTCAGGGCGCCTGACCGCCAGAGCTCGGCACGACGGATGTCGTGGAGCTCTTGGGCCTGCTTCTTGTCGGGCGTCTTGAGCGACTCGCGCACGCGCTTGCCGTTGATCATGACGTCGATCCAGTAGACGTCGCCGCGCAGTTTGATTGCCATGTTTTGTGCCTCATTTGTCCGTGTACGGGGTTGATGCTAACACAACATTGAGGAAATCACACCAGTCAGGACGAAAGTTGGCTCCCCCACTGTTGCGCCATCGCCTCCGCGATCCCCATGAACGTCTCGCTGCGCAGCTTCCAGCGGTCTTCCGAGGGCGGCAGGTAGTGCAGGCGTTCTCGCTGGTTTTTGGGCAGCTGCATCATGGCCTCCTTGACGTCGTTGGTAGGCGCAAGGGGCGGGAGGTTTTTGAGCCACAGGCAGGTGGCCTTCTGCTCCATGTGGCCAAACATCCACGGCTGAATCACTTGATCGGGCTTGCGCCAAAGCGAGGACATGACGCAGACAGGATTCTCGATCGCGATGCGGGGAATGTCTGCCTTGGCCAGCATCTTGAAAAACGACGCACTGGCCTGCTGGGCGCCTACAAGGCGCTTCTTTGCAAACCATGCCGCTCCAGACACAGCCAAGTCAGTGCAGGGCGGGTGGGCGATCATCAGGTCCCATGGGTAGTCCAGAACATCACGCACGTCGCCTTCGTAGTGAGGGCCAGGCGCGTCAGTCGGCAACAGGTCACAGCTCATGGCTTCATGTCCCAGTGCAATGAAGGCGTCGCGTACACGCCCAGAGTATTCGCATGCAACCAAGACTCTCATCCATTGAGCCCCCAGTAGGCGATGAGAGCGGCCTCGGCCTTGCCGTCATCTTTCACGCGCTTGAACTCGCCAGCTGACGCCGGCCAGATCTGAGCTGCCTTGGCGCGGCTGCCGTCCTTGCCAGCGTTGATCTGGAGCGCTTTTTTCCACTTGCCAGGGGTAACGGTGCTGGTCGGGATCTTCAGGCCCGCCAGGACGCCTTTGGCCAAGCCAAAAGACTCCCCGAAGGCGAACATCGAGGTCACGCCCTGTCCGGGCATGGCGCCCACCTGTTCGATGACGGCCTTGGCGCCTTGGTAGGCGTACAGCTCGAGCTCCGCGGCCAGCATCTCGGGGCTGACGCGGCGCTTGGCCTTGCCGCCCACGATCACCTCGACGGCTGGCATCTCAAACACATGCACCAGCTTGCCGGTGTCCTCGATGATGGCCACGGCGCCGGCTGCGCCTGGATCAATTCCAATGATGAAGCTCATTTGAGTCCTCTAAAAAGTTGTGAAAAGGGGTTTGTGTAGTCGCGCCACGTCCTGCCGCGTTTGATGCTGCTGACTGTTGGCTGACTGATGCCGTAACGCGCAGCGATCTCTCGCTGTGAGCCATCGGCGTCTCGTATCTCCGCGGCCAGCTCTGGGGTGAGTTTCCCGTGCTGCCTGGACTTGATGGCCAGCTTCTGCATTCGCACAGGGTTGCTGGTGTACCTACGTTCCTTCGAGACCATCTCCTGGAGGCGCTTGCGCGTCACCACCAGGAGGTGATCAGGATTGACACACAGCTCGTTGCGACACTTGCATGTGACCAGCTTGCCCTCGATGTTCAGTCCCTTCTCTGCTGCCAGGAACCTGCGCACAGAGCCAACCTTTTTGTTGTGTTGCATCTGCGGCGTGTTTGCCGAGGACTGCATCGAGCCAGTCCACTCCCAGCAGTCCCCGATCTCCTCGATGTGCTCGCGCACGCGGTCAATCAGTTCCTTCATCAGCGCCCCTCGTCATGACACAAAGGGCCATCGTCAACATGCCAATGAACGCGCCTGCAGCCAGGGCAGGGATAAGCCAGAGCCAGTGGATCATTTCTTGAGCGCCTCCATGACCTTGACCGCGCTCTTGATCTTCTTGGCTGCCTCGCGCTTGGTCGGGTTGTCTGCCTTGACTGGGATGTCGTCAGGGTCAGTGGCCAGGTCGTCCCACATCGTCTCGAGGTCGGTGCGCTTAACGTCACCAGACTCGACGGTGCTCACAGGAAACTCGTTCTTGTGCTTAATCACCTCGGCCAGCAAAGAGCCTGGGCAGTTGTGCAGCTCCTTGCTGCTGAACGTGGCGCCGTACTCTTTGATGCCCTCGGGGCCGTTGACGAAGAAGTCGCCGGTCTCTTTGTGCTTGTAGGCGATCCAGTTCTCACCACCGTCCTGCGCGTCCGCGTAGGGCACCAGGTCAGGCAGCATCAAATGGATGTTGCAGCCCTTGGTCTGGTCTTCAAATGACAGCTGCTTGTTGTGAGGCTTGCAATGCCATGCCGCGTTCTCAACGGGCGAGGAATGGCAGCAGGTGCGGCAGTTGGCCTCGGCAGCCAGGCCGCCATGGCAGTGCTTCCACATCGAGCAGTATTTGCATTCGAAGTTCTCAGGGTCGGTGCTGATGCGCCAGGGCGGTGTCGTCGCCTCGATCAGTCGCTGGGCGCGATCGATCAGCTGGGCAAAGCGCTCTTTGTCGAAGTGCACCCACTCTGTGTAGACCGCGGAGTCGTTCTTGTTCTCTGCGACATAGAGGGCGCGTTCCAGCTCCATCAGGCCCATGTAGACGATCATCTGGTCATAGTGCTGGGGCTTGGCAGACTTCACGCCCTTGGACAGCAGCGTCTTGAAGGACTTGTCGTTGTGCGTCTTGCACTCGACCACCGCCGGCGTCTTTGGCCCCTCGGGCAGACCCTTGGCCACAGCATCGAGCGAGCCGCTGAAATGGCCATCACATGCACTCACGCGCCACTGGTCGCCACTGTCGGGATCAACGTCCCAGACAGTCGCGCCGATGCCGCGCAGTTCTTCAAAGAAGCGCGACTCGGCAGCCTGGCCAAAGCCAAACAGTCTGAGCATGCGGCCTTCGAACTCAGGCTTGAGCGCCCAGCGCCAGGTCAGCCAGATGTATCGATCGCAGTTGTGGCCAATCAGTGACGCGCCCATGTGAGGGCGGTGCTCCTGCGGCTTCTTTGCGTGGAAGTTGATGATGTGCACAGCAGTGGTGTGCTGTGACTCGGGTAGTTGTGCCATCGTTCTGCTCGTTCTTAAAGGTGGGCCTACTCGCTGCGTCTGTGGTCTTGCAAGGCTCGGGACACCGGGTGGATGCTCAATCGCGTGTGCCAACTCACCCACTTAACCACCCAGCTTTTCACAGGATTCGCTTTCGGCCCGATGTTCATCCCCAGGGCTTTGCAGCTTTAGCGGGTGCAGCTGATGGAGCTGGCGCCGCGGTAGCTTTGGGCTTGGCGTTATTGATGTTGCCGCCCACGCCCTGGTAGCCCCAGATCACGTTGCGCGTGTCGTCCTTCTTGTCGATGCCGATCTCCGCGATAAAGACCTGGTCGTGCAGCTGCTCGCTGTCCTCGACGTCATCGATGTTCAGCGCCATGCACAACTTGGCCAATGCCTCCTGTGCAATCTTGACGGCCTGCTGGTTGGGGTTGTCCAGGTTCAAGCGCTCCCAGTGGCGGCGGCCAGAGTGCTGGCCAGAGACGACGTGCATCTCCAGCTCGAGGTAGTGGCCATTGCCAGATTTGGTCGGCTTGGTCTCCGACTTCACGATCATCATTTCGTACTCGCCAGCAGGCAGAGGGCCGAATGAGTTGGATCGTTCTTCGATTTGGATCGCGGAGGCTTTAAAGTTAATGAGTGCCATGTTTAAGGTTCCTAGTTTCAGTTTTGTGATGCGGTCAAAGCCGCTGCGAAATCAGCCCAGTCGAGCTTCATGTTCTTCAAGCCAAACCTGTTGCCGCCCATGTGAGCGGGGTGAGGTTCGACATGGAGAATTCGGTCGCCCGTTGTGCGGGCCTTTGTTTCTTTGTTGCCGTAGCCGGCATCTGACTGCGTGGTCACGATGCGGTAGTTGGCCCAGCCAATGACGTCGGCCCACTCTTGCACCAGGGCAGCGGCGCGGTCGTGCAGCTTCAGGACGTACTGGTCATAACCGTCGTGCAGAGGTGACTCGAAGTGCTTGATCTTGTCGTGCGCGATCAAGATCACGGCCATGTTGCGCTGCTGGCGCAATGCCTCCAGGCCATTGAGCAGCGTGCGCCATTCATCGGCTGCAGCGATGTAGCCCTTGCCGTAGCCGGCTGCCTCGATGCTGGCCCACTTGTTGGCCTTGCAGACGTGCGCGTGGATCAGTGGCTCGAGCCAGTCCAGGGAGTCCAGGAAGACTGTCTGGTAGTCGTGCTCCTGGTTGAGCAGGGTGGTGATCGCCTCGTAGACCTGGTCGAGCGTGGTGGCCAGGGGGAAGGCAGACGCATCGACTGCGTCGGCGCCGTCCTCGGTCAAGATGCCAATCGCGTTGGGCGCGAGGGATGCGAAGGTCGTCTTGCCGATCTTGCCGGGGCCGGCGATGACGATCTTGGGGGCGCGCATGCGTTTTGTGCGCGAGATGGATGAGAGATCAAAAGCCATTTTGTTTTCCTATAAAAAAGTTGTGGGCGTCGTGGGATTGTGAAATTCGCATCAGTCATTTGACAAGTTGTCGATGATCTTTTGTGCGATGGATTTAGGTTGCTTCATTTCAGCAACGTGTCGTTCTTCAGTGCTGAAGCGGTGCAAGTTGGCGCACTCGTAACGTCTGCGTTTGCTGCCATCGAGCCGCGTGCGCGTCTCCAATACTTCAGACCATGTGCCGCAGCGTGGACAGTTCATTCATTGCCCCCAGTTGCTTTTGCAATGGCGGCAAGCGCCTGCTTGTTCCAGTTCCACAGCTCATCGTCAGTCCAAGCCAATGACTGCGGGAATGTCGTGAGCGCCTTGAGCAAATCAGGAGCTGCAGCGATCAGTCGTGCATTAGCTTTGTAAGGCGCTTTGTATCCAGGCAGAGTTGCAATGACTTTCCCGCCTGAGTTTTTAATGTGAAGGATTCCGCCAAAGGTTTCCCTGGTGAACTCCCATGGGCCTGGCGTGTGCTGCGCGCTCATCAGCTGCTCCACCATGCAACGAGCAAGCAGGCCAGGCCGACACCGATCACGATGGCCAGCAGGTAGCCGCCAACGGTTTCAAACATCGGCTCGCGTGAGTTGACTTCAGGGTGGCCGACTTCGAATGAGCAGTCAGCGAGAGTGCGGGGGGTTTGGTAGTGAGAGAGTTTCATTTTGATGTTTCTGTTTTTGTAGTTACTTGCACAGGGCGGGGTGAGTATTCGTTCCAGATCGCGTAGTCGTGGTCGAGCGTGCGAGCTGCGGCGTGAAGGGCGCTGCGCTGATCGCGGCCTGCGCACCAGACCTTGTGGTCGTCGCTGTAGTCGTAGTACCAGTCATGCGCCTTGAGGGCTGCGCGGTATTCCTGTTCTGTGTTCATCGTTCGTGTTCCTTAGTTCAACAGCGTTAGTGCTGTGAAGTGATTAAGACACAACGATGAGGAAAGCACAATACTATCCCGACAAGAGCAAAGGGTTATTCACCCCAGGCTCATCAGGTGGGCTTGATCCAGAGTATGCGCGAGGCCCAGACAACGCTCGCGTCAGTGCGCAGTGACTGCGCGTTTGTTGAGCGGATCAGGTTGAACGTGCCGCTGCGGTAACCGCGCTGCAGGTGCGCAACCAGGTGCTCGCCATTCTCAAGCGCGACACAGCACATCTGGCCAAGGTGTGCGCGTGGGTCATCCTCAGAGGGTGAGACGAACATCATCCAGCCGTCCTTCATGCCGCCAGGCGTGCGCATCTGCAGCGCATACGTCCCCTCGGGGCAGTCAGCAGGGCCGATCACCTTGTCGTGCGTGCGCTTAGGAAACAGCGTCACCGTCGAGTCGTCGCCTATATGCCCCGTAACTTTCACGCGCCTGACGTCATCAGTGACCTCGATGCCTGCCTGGCGCAGCACCTCAGTGATCGGCACGCCAAGGATCAGGCTCACCTGGTGAGCCTCCTCGTTCGTCATCTTGCGCTGACCGCGTAGCATCAGCGACACCGCCGCAGGATCAAGCTCGAGCAGCTTGGCCAGGCCACGCTGCGATAGCTTGCGCGTGGCTAATAGTTGACGAAACCACTCGGTATTCATTGGGGCCTCTTTAGGGGTCTTGTCAAGGTTGTCATAAACTCGGTGTTGAGTCAATCGCAACCTATTGGAGAAACCATGACCATTCCCGTCGTCCATACCCTTAACCCCGCCTACACGGTGATCGAAAAACTCGGAGGCAAATCCGCAGTGGCTGAGCACCTAGGTCTCGACAAGTCCACGCTCTCGCGCTGGTGCCAGGACAAGCCCGCAGGCACTGGCGGCATCGTCCCGCAGCGGTACTGGCCGCAGCTCATAGAGATGGCACGCGACCAGCGCGTGCGCATCACCCTCAAGGAGCTTGCAAACGTCGAGGCGTGAGCATGGTCGTCGGAGCAACATCGATGACCAACAGCGACTTCCTCGCGGAGATCTACGGCGAGATGGAGCCAGGCACCCACGGCTGGGTGTGCTCGTTCCGCGCTGATCCAAACAACGCGCCTCCCACTGTGTGGGCTGGCCGTGCATACAAGGGACTGCCGAACC